AATATTTATTATCTAATTAAAATATATATGGACAAACAACAATTAATCATTTGGTCATTTGTTTTATTATTTTTAATTATGAGTATTTTTCGTTGGGGAAATTATCTAATAAAAAATAATTATATTATTGAACAATTTACGTCATTTGGACCCATTGTAGATAATGGTGGGCCATCAACAAATCACACGGTTAATTTACCTTTAACAACCACGGTTTCTTGTCAAAATATGTGTGGTCCAAATAATAGATGTTCATTGACAGGCGAACAATGCAGCTCAGACATTGATTGTTTCGGTTGCAATACACAGACAAAACAATTTGCTCCGGAAAATAGTCCATTAGTCGCCAATGTTCGCGGTCAAAATGATGCAGGAAAATTGACCACGGAACAAACGCCAACATATTCCGTTTTAACAACCGATATTGGCACTCGTGCTAAATTAATTAATAATCCGAATACAAAGCCAGCGGAATATTTTAAAGGGGTAAATACGTGGAAAGAAACGTATGATGCCGGCAAAGAATTATTTGATAAGAGATATAATCCACAGGCGCAGGCATTTATGCCAAATTATCCAGAACGCAAAACCTTATCCGGTGAATTTGAAGATAATGGACCTCTTGCAGCCAACGATTTTCTTGAATAGGAAACCCTTGCAAATATAATTATATTACTGTATAATATGAATATGAAACTATTATACAATAATTCGGAAATAAAAAGTGGGGTGTTTATGACTCCAGCAGAAACGCACGTTGAACCCAAAATAGAATACGACCCAAAACCAAGCACTTTATATACCTTAATAATGCATGATCCAGATGCACCCGTCGGAAATTTGTTGCATTGGGTAGTAGTAAATATACACGGCAATAACATAAATAATGGCGATATATTATTAAAATATAAAGGGCCGGCACCACCCAAAGGATCTGGATCACACAGATATATGTTTTTGTTATTAGAACAACCCGAGATGATAACGTCTAAACTTGATGAAAGAGTTATGCCTATGGATAATTTATACAAAAAATTGAATACAAAAATGCAAACCGTTGCAAGTGTTTATTTTACTAGTAAAAATTCCGATGGGGGGAAAAAGAGGAAAAGAACAAAAACAAGTAATAATACCAGAAAAAACCAGAGAAAACATAAAAAGCAAAGAAATAACACAAGAAAAATTAGAAAAATGCGTGCATTATAATCATTTTTTATCAATAACAACTTCCTTGGCAACATTTCTCACAATTTTATTGTGCTTTTTATCATCATCTTCCAATGTTGAACCCCCCATTGACTCGCATAATATGTGCTGGTATTCCAAATGTTTCTTGGTATCTGTATCTTCGGCAGTTGGATTTTCAGCCCTCCACTGTGGAAGCTGTTTTATATTTTTATTCTCAATTCCCTTTATGGCTTGTTTTATTTTAACATTTTCTCCATTCTCTTTTTCCCATGCATCCTTGTCTTTCACATACAAGGTTTCCCGCTTCAAGTCGCTGCAATGAATTGGGCGCTTGAAAATGTCTAATTCCTTCAAATTCCGAATAAAGATTTTACTCATTCCTTCTGTATATCCCACTCGCCCAATCATATCTAAATCCGATATCTGTAGCTTAATCGTATTGACAAAATCCATAATATTAAGTGCATCCTTACATTGCTCATTCAAAAAGAAATTTAGATTGAAATTGTTATTCGTATTATTACAATTCGTAGTAATATTTTTACCTTCTTTTGCCAGCTCCATCATTTGTTTGTTTTGCTCAATAATAAGTTCTTTGAGTTCTTTGTTTTCGTTCATTTGCAGCTTGAACAGCTCTGCCAGCATTTTAAAGTCTGTATTCTCGGCGTTATTCTCGCTTACAGGTTCGCTTACAGGTTCGCTTACAGGTTCTTCTGAATTGCATGTTTTTTTGTGTCTCCATAAACCGGAATGATGTTTGAATGATTTGTTACAAAAACATGTAAATTCAAATGTGGTGGCTACTTTTGCTACTTTTTTGATATCTTCTGTATCATTTTGGCAGTTTTTTGCATATTTTAAGTGTTTTCTAGTAGTTAAATGTTTTGCCATATTGCTTTTCTTTGAGCATTTATAGTTACAATATGTGCAATCATACATTTCGGCTACTTTTGCTACTTTTATTGTATCCTCCATATCTTTATTAGGATATTAAAAAGTAGCCCTAAACCTTTTTTGCAAGAAATAGTTAAAAATGTTAAAAATTAAGCTCACAAAATTTTTAACTTTTAAAATGCAATTTAGAGCATTATGCTCAGAATGTGTCAAAAAAACAGCGTTTCCAAGAATCCTTTCCGTTTTCAAAAAAAGGACATTTTTTTTGTCCTTTTTTCATTTTCACCATTACTTTTGACCCCCCAAAATCTGCATTCTTCTCTAAGCCACTTTTGGGAATATATATATTAATTTAAAGATACTTAAAGTATTTTTAAAGCAGTTTAAAGAAGAATATAGGATCTATTTCAATGATCCGATGTAAGCAAAATCCTTGAGTTTAATGCGTAACCGATTTATAAAACTCATCGAATTATCTGTGACGAACTGACATGAAAGCATAACTCGTTTCTGATTTGCGCACAGCTTGGATGCTCTGTGGTATAAATAATTTCCTTCAAAACATAGCGCATTATTATTCAAATCCATACTGACAACTTCGTTCTTGTCATTTTTAAATTCAAACTTGGTGCATGTAAGGTCGGTTGTTATCGGAATTAATACAGTAAAAAACCGGCCATTATAATAATTATAATCATAATGCCAATTAATCCAATCCCCTTCATTTTCATAAATAAGTAAGACACACGACGTTGGAAATGATAAGTCAGTTGGATATACTTTGACTCCGAGCAGTTCTGAAATTTTGTTGCACAATTCATTCTGATAAAATGGAATAATACTTTTGGAATTCTTTGCAACTTGACCTGTTGGGACGGTTACTCCTGCTTTATTTGGCAGAGCACAATTTGCTATATTTTCTGTAAAAGACGCGATTTCAACGCGTTTTTGGATGCCTTTATTTCCCAACATGGATTGTATCTCGCTCATTATATTGCTATTTAATTTTTCAGGAAATTCCTTGTAAAGACAAAATGTATCACCGCATTCATATTTTTTGGTCGTTATTTGACACGAACCAGAGTAATATGCATACACAATTATAAGTGCAAAAATAATTAGCAATATTATTACTAGCATTGTAAAGTATTTCTGGTATTTCATGTATTTCATATTATAGATTGCCTTTTTCATCTATAATATAAAACAATATTAAAAATAGTGGAATAATAAAACGCCCACTGATAGATTAAGTTGCATACATAAGACCACAATTTCCACCAACAAATGTAACCACGTTCCATCTCTCTTCCAAAATAGTTAGGTCAAAATTGTAATCATAAATTCTCCACGTGGGCTTGTTAATGCCAATGATATTTCCGGTTTGTGGATCACAAATTGCTAATGATTGTGCATACGGATCCAAAGTTGGCACAATTGTATTAAATTCAAGTTCAATTGTAGTAAAACGACTCATGTTAATGGCACCCATTGGCTGCAAATCTAACGGGTTATTACCTAGACAATAATTGTAACAATACAACCCAAGTGGAGCAGCCCCAACAGTTTTTAACCATTTTTCAATATAATTATAAACACCAACGGGTTGAGCATTCTCCCTGTAAGACCCATCTAATAATATAGCCATATTAGTTAATATACCCTTTGTATTTGCTGCGTGAGCACCGCCCGTAATATACCATGGTGTAGTTTGGCCATCAGGATTTACACCAGGGCCAATATTAACAGTTGTTTGACTTCCGTCTGGATTTGTTCTTACAACAGGGAATGTATAATCGCCTCCAGTTGGAGCCGGTGTTATATCATATGGTGCGTAATTATATGGCCAATTGGAATAATTTGACCATTCATTTCGCAAATTAGCATCGCTTCTTTGAAAATAAAACATCATACCAGCAACCATACCGTTTGAATCCAATTGAACTTTATTTGCACCCGTTACATTATAAAATTTTTGCTCGCGCACTTGTTTGAATAAATAAGATTGTTCTTGAAGAGCAAACAATCGCGATTCTTCATTAGAAAGAAAACAATATGTGCAATTTAAATGAATATCAGCATTCCATAAAGTTCTTGTATCAACATAAGAATTGAGTCCTAGTTCTACATCAGGTGGGGTTTGTAGAAATCTGTAAAATTGCATATACCATAAATTAAAATTGGGTGAAATGTATGGGTAATTATTCGCGCTATCAAACACATCACGAATACGAAATAATTCCTGAATTGGACGCATTGTTATATTGACATGCAATTCATTGTATTGCAAAGAAATTAATGGAAAAGCCATCTGGGTTTTGAAGTTAAACCAACTATTTAATGGAATATACAATGTTCTTCCATTAATGGAAGGACCTGCACCAGTTGGATTATAATAAGAATTAGGATACGCATTTACACGAGCACCAGAATTGGCGGGATCGTTCATTTCTGGAATATTTCCAGTCATTTCATTAAACAATAATACTTTGGTTCCATTAAAATCGCGTTCAGTCATATTTTTAATATATTCACCAGAATATTCTTGAATTGTTTGATTGCCGCATGTGATAGTAATTCTAGATATCATCAAAGCTCCAAGAGACTCAATCCATTTAAATTCGTATGGAACCCATTGCCCACTATTATTAAGTTCAGAATTTTGATCGGTGTTTGGAGGCATAATAGGACTCCAAATATTAGGCATATCCACACTTAAATAACAATCCATTAAAAGGTCAGCATATCTAGGTATTTTAAATGTAAATAGAGATTCTTCTGCTAAACGCAAAGTTTTTGCTCCTTCAAAATCAACACGAAATTTTTGCATTCCAAAATTTGTATAACGAGCATATGCTGCTTTAAAAAAAGTTTTTGATGGATTTCCATTTAATATAATATTTTGTTGTCCTTCACTGACTAATTGCATTAATCCCCCAGCCATTGTTTTAGATATAGTATACAAATAATTTATATTTAACTTTCTTTGAATATTTATTATAAATAATATATGCATTTTGCAATTTTTAAAATTAGTATTATATAATAGGATATGGATGCTATGAACAAACAGATGAATATGATTGCAAATCTTAAGGAAAATTTTGTATCTAATATGTTAATCGGTATGATTATATTGGTGATTATTGGTGCATTATGTTATTACTTCTATATGAGAAATTTATTAAGCCGCGAATGTAATAGAATGGACAATATATTTGCA